AATACGACAAGGATGTTTTGTAGGCCTTTAGCATAATTGGTTAGTGCCGCAAACTCATAATTTGTACTGTTCCAGTTCGAGTCTGGAAGGGCCTACAAAGCATCTTTGAGCCCAAGTGGGCACCAAATATTATGAAATCAGTAATTACGGTGAGGTGGCAGAGTGGCCCAATGCAAGGGATTGCAAATCCCTGAAACCGTCGGTTCAAATCCGACCCTCACCTCCAATTTTTTTCAATAAAAGGAGCGATATATGCCTAGTGTATTTTTGGTTAGCGACACGCACTTCGGTCACACGGGTGTATGTCGTTTCACACGCAACGATGGTGTGACAAAATTACGTCCATGGGACTCAGCTGAGGAAATGGACGAAGCAATGGTTAAGGCGTGGAACGAACGGGTAAAACCCACTGACAAGGTCTATCATTTGGGCGATGTTGTCATTAACCGTAAAGCGTTAAAAATCATGTCGAGATTAAACGGCGACAAAGTTTTAATTCGTGGTAACCACGATATCTTTAAGGATGAAGACTACCGTCAATACTTTAGAGAATTACGGGCCTACCATGTGATGAATGGACTTATTTTAAGTCATATTCCTGTTCATGAAGCAAGCCTTGGTAGGTTTGGAAAAAATATACATGGCCACCTCCATGCTAATCAAGTAATGAAGGCTCGAGGAGTAGATGCTCGGTCCGGCAAAGTATTATATAGTGAAACTGAAATTGACCCACGCTATGTATGTGTATGCGTGGAACAACTTCCAGACTTTGCCCCAATATTGTTTGAAGATTTGTTAAAAAATATCAAACAACGAGATATAGATCTTGGATTCAAAGACGACCGCGAATCCATAATGGGCCTGGGCTAACAGATGACATTTTAGTGGTAGTTCCGTCATTCCACCAATATGTTCCCTGAGCGTGGTGATTTGTTTTACCTTTTAAGACTGACCCTATTCTTCCCGGAGAATACCCAGTTGGGATAGGGTCAGTCTTAAAGATCATCTCCTCGTTGGTACCGTCGGTAATCCAATATTTTTGTCTATTAACATTGGCACCTATAATAGCACCGCGGTTGTTGAATGGTAATCTTCCTTTTTGATATTCCGTGCCTGGTGGCAATTCACTAAACGATTGTTCTATACCGTTGTTCCACCATCGAAGTTTACTTCTAGATATGGATTGTTTTTGTCTTACTTCTTGAGAAAATACTCTACCATAATTTTGGTGTTCTACACCAGATTTCCAACTGTAGGCTTTACCAACATTGGCATTCAACCAACGGTTATCTTTTAGAACTTTTAATTTTTTTAAGACACGACTTTCCCATAATCTGGCTTGATCAACTGAATTAAATGTTCTGCGTATTTTTATTACATCCGGATCGCCGTATTGTTTTCTAATAGATTTAACTTTATCTGAAGAAGTAAAATACTTTTTCCAAAAATCACTTGGATGACAATGATTGGCAAATCTTACACCGTAGTAGTGTAGGTCTAATGCTGTCCAACTTATGTAATAAGTATAAGGAATTCCTGAATAAATATGCATGCTGATAAGGTACTTTCTTGTTAGAGTCAGTGGATGTTGACGCATCGCGACTGGCACTTTTATTTATACTTTTGGTTAAAAAGATCCAGATAATTTTTTCTACATAAAATAAACAGTATGACTAAACTCGATATTTTAGAGACATCTTCGAACAGGATAGAAATCAGCGTTATCGAAGCAGAAGGCGGATCAGTAGGATTCAAGAACGGCAATTTCAATACTGCTAATTAAAAATATACCGCACAAAAATGCGGTATATAAATATTAGTAAATTAAGGATATTTAATGCCCGATTCTATTCAAACTTGTTGGTGGCTTAATAGATACGAAGAATATTTATCAGCGTATGCCGACGATGTTATTAATGACGAAGAAAATAAATCTATTTTTGATTTATTTTCTAAATTTAAATTTAAAAATGAAGATTATAATTGTGATTTATTACGTAATGAACCAGAAACTGCTTGGTTATTTGAAAAAATTACTAGAATTACATCTTATTTAAATAACAGATTTTTTCAATATGACATTGCTTATATTGAAAATTTGCAATTACATAAAGTAGACAAAGAATCATCAATTGTAAAATTAGATCGTCATAGTCATTTTTGTCATGTTGATAACGGGACAGTTAAGTTAAGTTTTTATTTATTTTTATCAGCTCCAGAAGATTATAGTGGCGGTAATTTAGAATGTTATCCTGGTCCAGACCCTGTTACGTTTAGCCAAAATAAATTAAGATTAATTATGATTCCTGGTTTTTTATTACGTCGAATTACACCTACAATCGCTGGCACAAATTATATACTAATGGGCAATTTAATCGGCCCCCAATTTAAATAATATGGCATTTTTAAATTTTCTTAATAATAGTAAGTATCGACCGACTGTTACTGTCAATAATATTTTTTCCAACGAAGAAATAGAATATATTAAAAATATAGCTCTTAAAAATAATGATAATTTCATGAAAGCAAGAGTCAATGAGGTAAATGAAAAAATTAGAAAGAGTTCAGTATTTTGGATTACAGCAAATTTTCATACAGAATGGATTTTTAAAAAACTAGCTGATATTATTATTTCTGTAAATGACGAGTATTATAATTTTGATATAACACACTTTGGAGACTTACAGTTTACAAGATACGATGATAAAGAAGAATTTTATACTGCTCATATGGATTTAGAAGAAGATAGCGTTTTCACTAGAAAATTAAGTTTTACTATGCAACTATCAGATTCAAATGATTATGAAGGTGGCGATTTAGTGTTGTACCCAGGCGGTCCCGAAATTATTGCTGATCGATCCAAAGGAGCTATCACTATTTTTCCTAGTTATGTTTTGCATGAAGTAAAACCAGTTACAAAAGGCTCTAGATGTAGTCTTGTTGTTTGGTTCCGGGGAAATAAACTTCGATAATAAAAGGAATTTATATGAATAAAATTACAGATACACTTAAAAAAGCATTAGAGAAAAAGAAAGGACAACATCACTTAGAAAATAACAATCTTCCCGAAAATATTGTTAAATCTAAAAAACCTGTTGTTCCCGTTATCACTGGAAAACCTGTTAAAAAATCTTCAGGCAGAGGAAGATAATTTATTTTGTTGTTATAATACAACAGCCTTACTAACATTGATTAGTAAGGCTTTTTTTATGGTTGATTTATCAAATATCTGGTGCTATAATTACACTTAATACAAAGGATAATAAATGTCTCAAAATTTTTGGAATTTTTTTGAACAAGAAGCTGAATCTAAACTGGCGAAAAGAGCTATAAGTTTCAGAAAGATTTTTGAATACCTAGATACATTTGAAACACCAATTACAATTGTTGAAACTGGTTGTTTGCGCCAAATAGGTAATTGGGCCGGCGATGGACAGAGTACATTATTGTTCGACAAATATGTTTCTAGTAAAGGAAATGGGTCCCATGTTTATTCGGTAGACTTAGATCCCGAAGCTGTCAGTGCTTGCAAAAGTCAAGTAAGTTCAAATGTAACGGTTATTGCCAATGATAGTGTTAACTATCTAAATAGTCTTGCTGAATCATTTATCAGCAATGACACGCAAATAAGTTTATTATATCTAGATAGTTATGATGTTGATTGGGTATATTGGTATCCTAGTGCCGCACATCATTTAAAGGAATTAGCAGTAGCTCAAAGATTTATTAATCACAATACTTTAGTTGTGATTGATGATTGTGGGTTACACGGAATGATTTTGCCGCGCGAAGACGATCCTGCCTTATACACAATCAACGGTGGGATACAAATTGGCGGTAAGGGCAGATTGGTGGCAGAATTAGCCAACCAAATTGGTATTAAACCTATGTTCACTCACTATCAAGTTGGGTGGACAGGGTTTGGAAACATTGTAAAATAGGTTGACGTAAAAATCAATTAATTATATAATAGAGTTATAGTAAATTTTTAAACCGCAACAAAGGAAACACAGCCATGTCAGAAACAAGACAAGTAACATCCGTACAAGCTCGTCGTAGTTTGCTAAAAGCATTCAAACACAAGCGTCCATTATTTTTGTGGGGTCCTCCCGGAATTGGTAAATCAGAGCTAGTATCTGATATCACAAAAGACTTGAATGGATTTATGATTGATTTGCGTTTAGGTCAAATGGAACCCACTGACATTCGTGGTATTCCTTTTTATAATAAAGAAGCAGGTAAAATGGATTGGGCCGAACCAATTGATTTGCCGTCAGAAGAACTAGCCAGTCAATATCCTATTGTAGTTTTGTTCTTGGATGAGATGAATAGTGCGGCTCCTAGCGTACAGGCTGCCGCTTATCAATTGATTTTGAATCGACGTATTGGCAAGTATCACTTGCCCGATAATGTTGTTATGGTCGCAGCCGGCAATCGTGAAAGCGATAAAGGTGTTACATATCGTATGCCTACTCCTCTTGCTAATCGTTTCATACATCAAGAAATGAAAACTGATTTTGCTTCTTGGCAAGATTGGGCTGTTACCCATAACATTCATAAAGATATTATTGGTTATCTAGGTAGTAATAAACAAGACTTGTACGATTTTGATCCAAAATCTAGTAGTCGTGCGTTTGCTACACCCCGTAGCTGGAGTTTTGTATCGGAAATTTTGTCAGACGATGATGGTGACGAAGATACTATCACTAACTTAATCTCTGGTACTATCGGCGAAGGGCTTGCTATTAAGTTTAATGCCCACCGTAAAATTGCGGGACGTATGCCCAAACCAGAAGATATTTTAACTGGCAAGATTACTACATTAGATGTTAAGGAAGTTTCAGCGATGTATTCTTTAGTAATTTCTATGTGTTATGAACTTAAAGATGCCGTAGAAAAGAAAGTAGCAGACAAAGAATTTCATACAATGGCTGATTATTTCTTCTCTTATATGATGAAAAACTTTGAAACTGAATTAGTTGTTATGGGAGCGAGAATTGCGTTGACAGTTTACAACTTACCATTCCAGCCAACTAAGTTGAAAAACTTTGACGACTTCCACAAAAAGTACGGAAAATATATCTTACAAGCTTCGGCTTAACAGTTAAGGGGCGGGGCGAGTAATAACACATGGCTGTGTTGCTCTGCCCCTTATTATTTTATGGAATACACATTAGTCGAAACTGATTATGTAGACTACATACATTGTATATACTTTCCAAAGTTATTAGATTTTCATAAAGTAAGAGTATGGTGTTCAGAAACTTATGGGCATGCCAATCTTGACAGCACCCGAACTATAGCATTTACTGAAAAATGGGGATTTAAAATAATATACGGTCATTATAATATCTATTTTTTTAGTGATAAAGAATTAAATTGGTTTAATTTGAGGTGGTCATGAATTATTATTACGAATTAAGAGAAGGAACTAAAGTATTTGGACAAGATATGGGGCGTTATTTAGTAATGCCTGATTGCAGTCCGGCTACTGGCGGGTATATGAATTATAGTATACACGATTCGGCTCTTGAAGCAAGTTCAAGAGTTTGGATGGAGAATGTTAACGGCGTCACACTTGTCAAAAACGAAGTCCCTAAGACTTCGTTTACCGAAGTACACAATATAAAAGAATTTATGTGGATTAAACTACGTGCCAAAACATTAAAATGATTCAAAGAGTAGATCCTACCGCTAAATTATTAGAAGGTAAATTCAAACTTATTGGTAGTACATTTCAACCATCATTGTTTATAGTTGATTATGTATGGTGGGAAGAAAATACATTTGAAATTTTAGAATGGATGGATAAATGTTTACCAAAAGGCCGAACACATCAAAAAGGTATGATTATAGAATTTGATAATGATAGAGATCGTATGTCATTTTTATTGAGATGGTCATGAGTTGTAATGCATATTACGCCAATACATTTGCTCGAATTGATACTATTATTGGGTATAGAGGTATTATATGGCAAAAAATTGCCGGTGCTAAAAAAGAATTTGATCAATTAGACTCATATAATAAAGATTTTTCTGAATGGATTAAAGATACATATGGTATCAATCTTAAATTTGATGATCATGGTATGGTAAGACTTGATAGTTCCATAGTTGATGAACAAAAATATCTAATATTTTTACTAAAATATGGTAACTAAAAATGAACGTTGAAATTAAATACAATTTGATAATTTTTAAAAAGCCAAGAGAGTGGCATGAAATAAAAAATCAAATTGAACAAGATTTTGGAAAAGGTATTTTTTTAATTTCTTGGCGTACCAAAAGAGATCTTGGATTCACTGTTAGACATCATGTAGGACTACACCCTTTTGACGAAGATGAAAAAAATAAAGTATTATCTGGGCGTTTTTATTATCAAGAAGAAGTTCATTTAGATTTTTATACTGAATCGGCTATATCTTGGTTTTGTTTAAAATATTTTAATAAAAATTATGAAGAAATTTAAAATTATCAAACTAGATCGCAGGTATAACGGATTTGGTATGTTTAAATATGCCGTAGAACCAACTAATTTTGCGAAATCATTAAGACTTCAATTATTTGAGGTCCGAAAATGGTGTTGGGAAACTTGGGGCGCTAGCGCCGAATTAGATTTTTTTGTTGGAGCAACTGGTTCCAAATTAGAACCTGATAATTATCTTTGGGCTTGGGACACAAATTTCAATAATCGAAGAATTTATTTAAAATCTGACGCAGAATTGTTGTTTTTTCAGCTAAAATTCCAGAGTTGACCCTAAATTCGTTGTTTGTTATAATTACAGTATAGACATTAAAAAGGATCAAATAAATGAGTACAGCTACTACAGAAAACACAAAAGATAAATTTGCTGATCTAATTGGCCCAATGGATCCTAAATTAGATAAAGAAGTGCGTGAAAAACTTATCACAGCTCGTGTTGGTCTTTTACTACGTGCTAGTTTTTTTGGTAATTTAGCAACAAGACTAAAATTAGTAAACGCCGATGAATGGTGCGGTACTGCCGCTACTGATGGTCGTAATTTTTACTACAATAGCCGATTCATTAATATGTTGCGTCCCAAAGAAATTGAATTTCTTTTTGGACACGAAGTATTACATTGTGTATACGATCATATGGGTAGACGTGGTGATCGTGATCCTCAATTATGGAATATTGCCGATGACTATTGTGTCAACGGTGATCTAATTAAACATCGTGTCGGAGAAAAAATTACCACGGTACCTTGTTTGCATGACACAAAATACGAAGGGTTGTGTGCCGAAGAAGTATACGATATCTTGTATGAAAATGCTGAAAAAATTAATATCAATGATTTGATCAATAAGTTGTTAGATGATCACTTAGATGAAAATGAAGATGGCGAAGGATCAGGTGATGGGGAAACAAACGGCAATGGTAACGGGCGCCCAAAACTTAGCAAAGAAGAAAAAGATAAAATACGTGATGAAATTAAAGAAGCAGTATTAGCGGCCGCCGCCGCCAGCGATGGTGCCGGAAATTTACCAGCAGGCGTTAAACGTCTTATTCAAGACATGACTGCTCCTAAAATGAACTGGCGAGAATTGCTACGTATGCAACTTGAATCAACTATTAAAAGTGATTTTACCTGGATGAAAACTAGTCGCAGAGGCTGGCATATGGATGCAGTTATGCCAGGTATGAAAAATGAGGAATTAATTGACATTGCTATTGCTATTGATACTTCAGGCAGTATCGGTGAGCGTATGCTTAAAGACTTTTTAAGTGAGATCCAAGGCATCATGGAACAATTTTCAGCGTATAAAATTCATGTGTTTACTTTTGATACTGATGTTTATAATCCACAACAATACGATAGTGAAAATCTTGACGACATTACTAATTATGAAATAATGGGTGGTGGCGGAACTGATTTTGATGCTGTTTATAATTATCTCAAAGAGGAACAAATTGAACCAAAACGTTTAGTAATGTTTACAGATGGGTACCCGTTTGGTTCTTGGGGTGATGAAAATTATACTGATACTGTATTCATCATTCATGGTAATACAACTATTGTTCCTCCATTTGGGCAACATGCGTATTACGAAGAAGAAGCAAATTCATAAAAATACATTATCAATTCATCCAAAAAGCCACTAAAAAGTGGCTTTTTATTTTTATTGTCATTTAAATTAGCTTAAATATCTATATGGAAAATATAACTCAAATTACTGTAAAAGATCTTGATAGCCTTAGAGCTATAGTTGATCTTGCCGCACAACGCGGGGCATTTCGCGGGGAAGAACTGTCACAAGTTGGTGAAGTCTACGACAAACTTACAACTTTTTTGAACGCAGTTTTAGCTCAAGTACAAACTTCTGCTGATACTACTAACGGAGAAACAGCAACATCTGATTCAACTGTACAAACTAACGCCCAAAACATAACACAAGGAGATTAATATGGCAGCATTTTTAAAACACGTAGGTAAACACGGAGATCGCAAAGTGTGCGTATTATTCCGGCAAGTTCCGGGAGATGATCATATGTGTTTAGTAGTTTATCCGGAATTATTAAATGTAGCATGGCAAGATACTATCCAAAAAGTATTAGAAAGCGATGTTGGTCAGCAAGCTGATCAATTGGCTGATGCCTTACATCGCAGTTTATTGCCAGACGGTCGTCCTGTATTAGAAACATTGCATAATGAAAGAATGATTAAAAAAATTCGCACTGCTGATGTTCTTGTTACACCAACTACTAACGCAAAAATTAGGCTTGACGAACTTAATAAAATGTTAAACGAAATGAATCAAGGTGAAGAAGCCCGCAAAAAAATGGCCGAAAATGATGCTTCACGCGGTATGGTAGATCCCAATGTTAAAAGAGCCGCAGAAGCTAGATATAAAGAAGAACAACTGGCAAAGCAACAAATGGCCGAAAGTCGCGTAATTGATCCTTCTGAAAGACTGATTGCCCCACAAGATGGTATATTAAGTGATCGGCAAATTGCCGCTAACATGTTGGCGCAAGCTAAACGTATGGAGCGCGAAGCCAACGAAATGATTGCAGAAGCCGCACGTATGAAAAAAGATGCCGAGCGCATGACGCCCGGAGTTAATTTAGGCGAAGCTACTTATAAAGAACCAGAAGTTGAGGCTCCTAAACGTCGTGGTCGTCCTCCAAAAGCAGAAATCGCAGTATCTGATGCAGCAAATTGATGATTTACTAGACCAATGGGATATTATTATAGCAGAAGTAAATAAAACTGATGTCCCATTAGAGTGTATTAAAAAAATTGTTATTAAATTAAATAACGGTAAACAACGCACCGTAAATTTACATACCCTTGTCAAACAAGGATTAAAAATTGAAGAGATCGAAGAAGTGGTAACTCGTACTTTCTCGGAATTAGAAGAAGAAATACGAGATGTAGAATTTTTAATTGATATTAAAAGCGTGGCTGCTTTAGTACAACCAGAAACTGATAAAATTTTAAGTAAATTATGAAAGTAGAATTAGTATCGTATTCAAAACCATCAGATGAACTATTTGATAAAGGTATTATTAATTTACAAGAATTAGTAGCGTATTGTGCTCGAGTATCTAATCCTGGTAACCAGTACAATACTGATACTTCAGACAAACTTATTCGTTATTTAATTAAAAATTCGCATTGGTCACCTATGGAAATGGCAAGTGTGTGTCTTTCCATAGAAACTACCCGAGATATTGCTCGGCAAATATTGCGCCATCGTAGCTTTAGTTTTCAAGAATTCTCTCAGCGTTATGCTGTAGCAGACTTAGGGTGGGATTACAAAGAAGCTCGCTTACAAGACACTAAGAATCGTCAAAACAGTTTGGAATCTGAAAATCCTGAACTAGATGCTTGGTGGGATAGTAAACAAAAATTTGTAACTACTGTAGTAGAGGATATCTACGCAGAAGCTATTGACCGTGGCATTGCTAAAGAGCAAGCTCGTGCTGTATTACCAGAAGGTATTACTACTAGCCGACTTTATATGAACGGTACTTTACGTTCTTGGCTTCATTATATTGAATTACGTAGCGGTCCAGAAACTCAAAAAGAGCATAGAGAAGTTGCCGTTGCTTGCGCCAATTCTTTATCTTCTATATTTCCAATGGCATTAGAATTTATTGCAAAATAATTATTAGTCTGTTATAATAGATATTATGCAGACCATTAAATTTCATTCTTTTTTCATGGGAGATGTAGAAGATCCCGAATTATATGCCTCTTTTCCACTAGGCGAATTTATGGATACTGAAAAGGGCCAATGGATTAAAAAAAATTGTCCAGATCCTAAATATAGTGTTGGACCTGATATTAATAATTTTGGATTTCGTGTGGTCGTATATGGTATCGTCGAAGATCGATTTGCTATCGAGTATTATTTAAAATGGAATTAAGTATCAAACAAAGTTTAGAATTTTATATCAAATGGGTAGCATGTTTTATAGCGTTACTTCATGTTTATCTAGTTGCCCATGATATTACACCGTACTACAAATATACCGGATTGATTAACGCAGGATTATGGGTTTGGCTGAGTGTGCTTTGGCGTGAGCCTAGTATAATAATTTTAAATACTATAATGATATTAATTTATATTAAAGGATTATTATTTTTGTAATAATTTAATATAATATCTAAAAAATGAACTTTCATTAGGAAACAGCATTACAATAGGTAAATTAAGTTCATTTACCAAATCTTCGGCAACTCTAGCAGAAACTATTTCTGGATCACTATTTTCAATAGTAGAAAATAAGTTATGAAGCGCATCAGGATCGTTAACTTGATTATAATCCCAAGTTGGTGTAATTAATGTCATATAGCATCCCATTCTAGCACCAAGTATAGACCAAATGCCGTAAGGAATATCTCTTCCGATATTTTGCCAAATAGTTAATTCATCATGTGCTTCAGCTGAAAAATCTAAAACATCAATTTTTTTATTATTAGATAGAGATAAAGTTACCCCTTGTATAAAACCTGCGGTCCAGGCAGATTCGGAATTGTCGTATTGTTCAGGTAAATTATTAATATTCATATTTTATTTAATAATATTTTTTTATAGTAAAATATTTAATCAAAAAAATAAGGGCTTACGCCCTTATTTTTTATTTTCTAGCTATTTAAGTAGGAGAAGGAGGAATATATCCAGATGGGGGTTGTATCTGATCAACTGTATTTGGAGCATTAATTGCAAGAGCAGTACTTCCTTCCGGGGCATTATTTGCTATCAAACGTTTAGTATTCATATCTATAATGTATCCTTCAGGTATCCATTGATTTATACTAGCATTCCAATAGTACTTTTGATCAGGAAAACTTGGAACAAATGGTGGGATATTTGGATCTTCCCACCCGGTGTCTCTATGATTACGGACCGCAGGTGCCCAAGTCTGATTAACTTCGTCCCACCTATAATACGGCGGACCGTCGGGAGTAATAGCCGGTCTTGGAATAGGGTGTTCCCAATGCCAAGTTGTTTTATTTAACACAAAACTTGGAAAAGGTTGTTGATGATAAAATACATCATTTTCTTTATCATAAATGTGTCCAGGGGCAGGGTAATTTCCTCTTAATGCAACTCCGCCATCTGGTTTACCATCCGGACCATGGTGTAACCCAAATTTTGTATTATAAGAACACTGAACCCATAAAGAAGGATCCCCGACAGCACCTGAATCAATAAAACTTTGTTCAGCTACAATTACATTAGCTACAATTCCGTTAACAACTTTTGCAAAATGTGACATTTTGTATTTCCTTTATTTTTATATTCTTACAGGTGTGCTAATGTTCCACCCGAGTTAAATCTATGTATAGTATTGCCGCCCGATGACGATATACAACCACCGCTAAATCTAGCTGATCCAGCATAAGAGATAATTACAACCCCAGATCCGCCAGCTCCGCCCTTATATTGTGTACTATTACAAGGACAACCAGCAATCCAAGCCATTCCAGGCCCGCCGCCGCCTCCGCCGGTGTTAGCGCCGGCATTTTGACCGCATGCCCTAGTACCGCCGCCATTACCGCCGCCGCCTGATCCGCCGCTACCGGCAGGTTGGTATCCATAAAACCCGCCGCAACCGCCCGAGAGCTGTGACCCACCTCCACCACCTCCGCCTCCAAAAGTACCCCATTGAGTGCTCAGACCTGCCCCGCCGTTACCCGACGCATTACAATTGTAGCCATAACATCCCGAACTTCCATTAGGACAAGCATTTGCACCTGCGCCACCACCGCCACCGCCACCACCGTTTGGCGGAGCCGGACTAAAAACGTTATTAAATCTAAAATGTGTTCTTCCTTTTGCGCCTCGGTTGCCTTGGGTTCTCAAAGAACGTCCCGGGTGTCCTGTATAGAATGTATAAGTTGAGTTTAATCCGCCCATGCCGCCGCCGCCTGATGCTCCTGGCTGTGCCAGTGTGTAACCATAGCCGCCAAAACAGCCTGATGTCCTTCCACTTCCGCCGCCACCACCGATAGCGGTAATTTGCCCCATACACCCGCCAGTAATGTAGCTAGTACATCCCACATAACCTGGTCGATAGCTACAATTTACTTGGCTGGCTCCAGCCCCAACAACAATAGTATAATTTACACTTGGACATAAAACAATCTGACCTGTTCTTGTTCCGCCACCGGCGCCAGCGCCACCGGCCGCACCGCAATAAGTAGGACCACCGCTGCCGCCACCTGCTACTACTAAAAAGGCAGCTACGATGCCAGAACCTACTGGCTTCAATTTACCGCTAGCGCAAAATATATGTACTTGATTTGATCCATTTTGAACAATTCTACCGCCTTGAAATTTCGGAGTATTATTAGAATATGAAAATATCACAGTACCTGATCCGGCTAATCCAGGACCATTTCCACAGTAAGGACCTTGTTTATTTGACCCAGAACCTCCAGTTCCAAAACCCGGAGCTCCAACTTGCATCTGTTGCCCTGACCCATATCCGCCTGGACACCCGTAGCTGTAAGTATTGTTTGAATATCTATTATCACTGCCTTGACATGGGTAGTTTGCCATTTTACCAGCTCTAGCCATTCCGCCGCATCCATAATACCAACTAGTTCCAGTTATACTAGAACTAACGCCAGGTCCAGAGACCCATCCGCAATTAGAGATCGCTGTCCCCCATGTTGCTGGGCCGCCAGCGCCACCGCCTGATCCTGGATAATTATATGAAAAAGTTGAATTGCTACTACAGTAGGGATTTCCGCCGCTATACCCACTACCGCTGGTAGCACCTGCTTGATAAAAATAACATCTACTACATGAAGGACCAAATCCACCTGTACCACGGAATGCCCCGGCGCCGCCTCCGGCTGCTGTAACTGTACTTATACCAGGACCGGAAAATGAACTTGAATTTCCGGCACCAGTTCCTTTATTAGAGGAACATATCGAGGTACAACCCATAGTAGTGCCAGAGTAGTACTGACCGTACCCACCAGTACCAACTGTAACATTATAAGTTTGACTATATGATAAACAAACTGTACCTGAAACTACTTGTCCGCCGCCACCACCACCACCGGCTGCTGACCACCAGAGACTGTTTGTTACACTAGTACATCTACTAACTCCGCCGGATCCGCCGCCGCCAACTACCAAATAACTGGCACTAGCAACACCCGGGGTATATGTGCCTGAAACTGAAGCTGAAACTGAAGGAGTGCCCCAAGATGATGACAAATAAGTTGTCTCTGGAGGATAATATGTAACCACAGTAGTTGCAGCACTACCGTATGATACTCCCGAAGTAGCCGACCCGCCTGTTATACCAGTACCACTATTATCATACCAAGTAGTAGTTAAAGTTAATACAGCTCCCGATACGCTGGCGTTAACTTGAACATAACATCCTGAAAATCCACTAGCTGTTTGATATTGTTGGAAAATTGTTGTAGGTGTACTGGTTAAATTATTGTATCCTGTACCTGTCGCTAATGTTGACGTTGACCCCGATCCGCCTCTTTTAGTCGTTCCAGTATAAGTGTTTCCAGCAATAGTTTTAGATGTGGCTGACCCTGATAGATAGATTACACCGCAAGTTCCTGGACTACCTGAACCTTGTCCTACAAATGTATTCCAATTGCTATCACCGCTATCACCAGTTGAAGATTTATTAAATTGTATTGCTATAGTGCCGCCGCAATTAAAAAAGTAACTAGCTTGAGTTGAATTACCAAAAGTAACGGTATTTGTAAAAGTTGTAGTCCAGTTAGCCACTGAACTATAGGCTGTTGTATAACTAGAAGTACCGCTCCAACTGGTAAATTGTGATCCTTGAGACGAAGCATTTAACTCATTAGAAGCACAATTTGAAATTGCTGTTGCCACATTAGCCAATGCTGTAATTGTAGCGCCTGCTGACTGACTAGGAAGACTAGGACTAAGAGTAGTATTACTATGTGCAGCCATATTAGTTATGGTATTAAACAATGTTGTCCATTGCGTAGCCGGAACTGTTTGCCCAGTACTCGCAGCCTGACTTAATGCTGTCTGCCCATAAAAAGTATTCCACGTAGTGTTAACGTTGGAAACAAACGTATTATAGTCTGTTGCTTGTATTAGTCCGCCTGATGAATATGTCATTTTTTAAATCCTCTTTATTTTGTTGAAACAATGGCTTCCACAGTACCTTCGGCATCATCTAATTTGCTTACTAGAGATCTTCCAATAACAGTAAATGCTGTGGCTTCATTGGGTAATGCTGATCTTGCTAGCCCATTACCTGCTGACACTAATCTGTCACCTTTATTTATTTTTCCAATTACACGAACGGGTACTCGACCAGTCATAGCCACTGGGGGGTGTGTTAAATCAGTCCCTGCCCCGGCATTCATTAAATAAGCCGCATTTGTGCTTATTACGCCAAATACGGTGTCACTTAATTCTTCCATAGCACATGTAATTTCTGCTGATCCACCTAATTCAACTACTGTTCCTGGTAGATATTCAGCATCAGCATAAAAACGTTCGGCAACGTCGGCATACTGCGCTGATGTTGCTTTGGCAAAAATCGTATTAAAATAACTACTGGAATTACCAATATTACCTGTACCATTGCCATTAGCATTAAAAATATTACCTACAGTAATATTTCCACCGTTGGTAATAAAATTACCTGATAAATTTGGAATTGTGACCAATCCAGTAGAACCATTAACAGATATTACTGCTGTCGATGTACCGCCAACATTAGCGTTTATAGTAATATTACCATTATTGTCATTATTATTAAGTCTTACTGTAGTTCCCGAAACAGTAACACCAAAATCACCGTTGGCACCTACTGCTATTCCATTGTTGCTGAGAATTGATACAGTGCCGGTAGTAGAAGTGTTGGAATCACTTCTCATAAATTGTGTTGAACTTAACCCGTTAAACTGTTGCGAATTAGTAGCAGTACCTTGAAATAATGGTACTTGAGCTCCGACTAATGTACTTAACGTAATCCCGGGACGTATTGTTGTAAATCCTGAAATAGGTGTTTGCGGGGTGAATGATGCTGCCGTTGAAATAAATCCAACAATAACATTAGCAACATACAATTCAATAACTGTTCTAGCAGTGGAAGTATTATCAATAACCGTGCCTGGAATCGCTCCAGTAACACCTGTATTAGAATTATATATCGGACCTACCAATAACCAAGCTGACCCAGTCCACACATTTAACTGAGAATTAACTGTATCATACCATAAATCACCAACTGCATTATTAGATGGAGCACTGCTAGCCGCTTGAGACCCGCCGATTGATTTGAAACTAGTTCCGTTGTAAACTTCTAAAACCCCAGTAGTGGTGTTGAACCATAATTGTCCGGTTAAAGGAGCACCCGGGGGTGTACTGTTAGCACCATTTTCTAAAAGGTGTATAAAATTATCATCTAAAAATTGCCCGTACCCAGCATAATTTCTACCAACTAAAGTCTGTGAGCTTGATTGATTTATTGTACCGTCAGGTATAACAGCAAAAACATTACCGTTTGTTAAATTTATGGTATATGACATTTATTTCGTCCTCTTTTTATTTATGTTAATTTAATATACTCATATTTATGACGTACTTAAATTAGTCAAAGTCTGTATTCTTAATGTGTAATCAATTTGAATTTGTCGATTAAGACTTTTTTGAACTGGGTGAAAAATTACGTGTGTAATTAAGAATAAATCAGAAGCTGACCCGTTCCAACATTGTAGTCCTAATTCATCAAACACATACTCACCGTTAAAATTTGTACTATTGTCAAATGCCTGTTGTCCAGATGGTTCACCGTAATCTAATAAACAAGTAACCAATATGTCAGTATAATAATTTCCCGGAGTATGTAATACTGTCATATTATTATTAATAGGATCTAAATTAGAAGCTGAATTTCCATCAACTACTTTAGCGTAAGTTTCATTGTATAAACTAGCATTTTGTCCTGTTACATTAGGCGGCAAGTAAGTAATGACCCCAGTCGGATCAACTGCTGATCCGCCGTTTCCAAAAGCCATGGTATAAATCCAACCGATACTTTGATTACTCAATGTATTAGCCATAGCAATACTAATATTTTCATAATTAACGGCATTTTTTTTATCAACTAAAATTTCTTTAGTTACTGGATCAGTTATTTTAACGAATCCTTCGATTTTTGCTAAACCTGGTTGAATAATCATGCTTTTTGCTCCACAAATACCTTGCGTGTTTTAGGATCGAAAATTTTTATAAACCCGTTTACTGAGACTGAACTTGAATCATCGGGTCGTTTTTTGGGTGCCAATGACTGAGATTTCTGATTAGGTGTTTTATTTTCCATATGTTTTATTTATTCTATCTAAATGTCCTGTAAAACCTTATCTTCAGTTTCCCTGTAAAAATTGTGCCGCCGGAGTATTAGTTTCCTGTAAAGGAACCCCGTTACTAGCAGTACCAACACCTTGTTGATACCAAGTTACCCCGCGATTTATTAAAATTGTAACATCACTGCCGTTTGCCGGAGCTGTTGTAAATTCAATAATTACAGGATTTTCGCTAGTAAATGCATACCCACTTGTTTGTAAAGTACCACCAACATATACTTGTACTGCCGCATTTAATGGTTGCCAGTATAAAGTATTTGATATAGCTGTATTTGCCGGAACATCTTTTTTAGCATAATAATAACTGCCGCTCGCATCAACTGTTGTAGCCCCAGTATATGCGTTAGTTTCTACCCAAGCAATCGAAGCCGACCCACTTAAAGATATATCTACTGCTTCAAATATTGTAGTTGTTCCGTTAGCCAATGTAGTATTACTTACTACATAATTTTGGAACTGTCCCGGCAATAAATTTCCTCTACTTTCATCATATACCTCAGCTCCGGCTAAATGTGCGGCTGCTGCAGTACCTGCGGTACCACGTAGTAAACTACTAATTGTATTATTTTCAAAATCTATGTTACGATACATAATACGTTCACCGTCAATAGTTACTACGCCCCAAATATTAGCAAGAAAATTAGGTATTGTTAAAACTGAAGCGTCAACAACATAAATTATATCGTCTGACATTGCTACAGCCTGTTTTAAAGTAGTAGTACTTGCCGGGGTCATTCGATATGTTGCTTGTATGCCTCTCATATCTTGAAATAATCTAAATTCTAAAGCTTCGGGAACTACAGCGTTTGTAGTCTCAGTGACTATGACAACATCCGTTGGTTGTAAAGTACCATATGATAAAATAATAGCATTGTTTTCTAATCTAAAATCTATATCAGGATTTAATACTTTTCCGTTTAATGTTACCCACAATCTACTTGCATCAATAATTGTTTCTTGTAATACTAAATTGTTTACAGATATACTAGAACCTGTAGTATAATCATACGATCCTGATGCATTTGTAGTAGTGCCTTGATCAAATTCTGTTGTGTCAAATCCTTCTGAAACTGTTATACCTTCAATAACCGGACCAACAAAAACTTGAGTTAACAATCTTTGTTCTCTAGTATCATTCCAAGTGGTTACTGTTATATTTTGTCCATTTCTAGGAATTAATCCGCCAGTGCTATTAAAAGTTAATGTTTTTGCTATTGGATCAATAGTAGCTTGCGCTCCAGTACTAACTGATATATAAATTCTTACGCCTACCGCAGGTGCGGTATTAAACGTGACGGTAGTCCCACCAGTCAAAGGAGATACTGTGTATAATGATGTACTTTGTAAAATATCATTAAAGTACACATTTACGTCAGAAGACTGTATGAAACCTTGATCTATACCTAATCGTTGTGCTACAGTAAAAACAGTTGTAGCGTTATCACCAACATAAACTATTCACGCTGCAGTTCTAGCACGTACTCCGCCTACATTAACAATAGCATTAACTGAGTTTGTATACGATAAATTATTAGATAAATTATAAGTTAAAGCACCCGATGCTGTAATAACTTGTGTTACGGGTGCGCTCCATGAATAGTTTGTAGTTACATTATTAATTGTGGTCGGAGAAATTGCTACTAAACTAATAAAATCAGCTATTGTATATGTAGAGTCAAATATGATTGTTGTGGTATTATAAATGGTCCCCGATGAATAAGAATATCCAGAATTAGCTAAGTAAACTCCATTTACAAATATAGCAAATTCTTGAATTAACGAGTACTCAACAGGAACTGTTAATGTTCTAACAACATCAGCACCATTATATACTCCTTTAAATATTTGATTTCCACCACCCAATTCATAAACATAGATTCCTAATTGATCATTGTTTGCTACACGCATTGATGATTTAGAAATTGTAAATGTTTGTAATACCCAATTTACGATATAATCAACACCCAATACTAAATCATAACCTTGGGTTTCATCTGTAACTATTAATGCCACGGGGTAAGGGAAGGCATTGGCAAAACTTATAGTAGGATGTGCTGAATTATACACTACCCGTGTTAATTTTTCAGGAAACCCATGCCCAAGTCCTTGCCAGTCTGCTCCAGGAGTTGTGTAAACTCTAAAATCCATAGTATCAAATTCTATTCCTGGTACCAATTCTTCAGGAGCATGACTTTCAAAAGTATCAACATATGCTCCACCAACTATGTTTATATCAGTAGCACGTGTTCCCAAATAAGGATCAAGATATTGACTTTCAAATATAGTATCTAATATACCTAAATCATAAGTTGGTTTACCACTAGCATCAAGAGAAAAATTATCAAATGTGTTTATGTCAAAATTTCCAATACTATATCCAGTATTTTGATTAAATGACGGTGCCATTACTTGCACGCCTGGATAATCTATACCATCAATTAACAAAGGTAAAGATAAACCCGGAGTATTAGCCGTAGAAACATAATAACCCATAGTTCTATCTACACCACTCAATGTGGCAGCATCAACTTTAGTCCACTGAGCTGGATCAAATATTGAGTTTGTTATCGTACTATTTGCTTGCCATACATTATTATTGTATCGAACTTGTGTACCAGTAGTGTAGGTTGTGTTAGATTGCCAATCTATAATAGTAGTTTGATATTGATATCTATCATACTTAATAATCGTTTTAAATGAGCGTACCAAGCCATTGCCCATATAAGCCACAGCTACTGCTCCTGAACCATTACCACCACTTATTGTTATAATAGCAGATGTAGTATAACCAACCCCTGGATTTACAATATTAATTGCTGAAACTTGTCCAGTTCCGTTTATTACCGCAGTCATTACTGCTTGTGTCACACAATTACCGGTCACAGTTACTACTGGTGCTGATGTATATCCGGTACCGCCACTGGCCAATACTACACTTTCAATACTTAACAAATAATTATTGAACCATTGGCTATAGATACTAGGTTCTAACCAAATTTGTGCATTAGGGGCAGTATCACTAGCCGTAGAATACGATGGTGTTATAGCCATATCGTACGGGGTCAATATAGGACTTACAAATTGAGGAGCCGCTAATGTTGAATTCCAATAAGCAGGCAAATCATAATCAGTTACATCGCCTTTAAAATCATCTTCACCAGAATAAATTAAGTTAAATTGCCTTAACTGTACATGATATGGTTTAACTTCTTGAAAATAATCTAACACAAAGTTTTGATTATCTTCAAGATAAGTTTGATATGGTAATAAAGAACGAATATTATGATTGACGTCAACATAACTAGTTTTTACAAGCCAAGTAGGGTTAGTAAATTCGCTGTAAACATAATTAAACATTAAAATTAAACTGCTATTACGTTCAATGGCTAAATCATCAATATAGATTTCTTCGTTTAATGCTTGAATAATATAACGTGTTTCAACTTGCGGAGTTTCATCAAAATATTGTGCGTCAAACACTTCACCGTCAAATCCAAAATTACCTGCGGCATAATTCCATAACTTTTCAGAAAATTGTATTGTTCCATCTTCTAATCCTACACGAGTCCATCCGGTAGCAGGATCTAATCCAGTACGTAAATAAATTTCCCAGCGTCCAGCGCCGTTATTAACTACACGTACACTAGAACCCAGCGGGGCTAATGTATAACTTAAAGTTGCCAATTGTCCGTAATTTTGTACGGCAGCAACTGTAATTACACTAGAGTTATACCCTGGCTGATACCAATTTATATAGTACCAGTATAACGGTGTTTCATAACTTTGTACTTGTATTAAACTTAATGTTCTATTAGATTGTAGTTGATAAATTGTCCAACGCCCATTTTGACTACTATCACTGAGAACCAAATACCGGTATCCTATCGGAACAGCGAAAAGATTTTGATAGCCTAAAATTTCTAAGTTTGGAACTTCAAAATCCCAGGCGCCTGAATTGGCAGCGGGAGTTGGTTGTGAAGCATTTAATAAGTTAAAACTTTTTGTCTCTCTAATTGGATACTGGGCCAAAATAGTATTTGCTCTGCCTAGATAGTTTTGAAGTGCTGAAAATCTATCAGCAAACATACTTTGACGAGGTCTAAATTGTACACCAAATCTCATACCAGGACTTAAGGTTGGATCAGGCACAGCATTACCTGCTGTGTCAACCCCACACAAACTATCTTGAAACTTACGATATAATTGAGTATTTAAAAATGAGTTAGCAATTCCATCAGTAATAAGTTGATATTCTTGATGTACAACATCGTCATTTAATTGTTGATCAAAACCTATACTTAAAATAGTATTTGTACTATTAAGTAAATTTTGAGCATTGTAAATAGCAATAGTCGAAGCATTTAATCCTGCTATATAAGGCAGACCGCTACCTCTTGGATCTGCAATATAGCTAGCCACTCCGCTGGCACTTAATGTTTTACCAGATCCGCTGGCTATTGTAGTAATACCTTTAACCCAGAAATAATATAAAGTTTGGAAAATATTATTTTGTCCTAGTTGTGAAGAAATAGTATAACTTATCGGACTTAACGGTGTCCCAGGTCCTGTGTAGCTAGTTGGCGGGGTAGAGCTTTCGACCCATTGATAAACATCTACACTACTGCCAGGAAATACAGATCCCCAACGTCGGCTTGCGTAAACAATATCATCTTGATTAGGATCAATAAATCTTACAGTATTAGTGTCCCACCACATTTCACCAATATGCTCTGATTGCCAAGCATTTCCGTTATTGTGAACTGACCCAGTATTGTACTGAGCAGGATCTACCGCTCCTATATAATTAATATTTTGACGAGCGACACCGAGTATTTTTCCTTGTAATGGATCAAAAAAGTCAAAATATGTTTGAACTCCTCCATTAACAGTAACATTAATACCTACAGATTGTGCCCCGTTATATGTAAATACTCCATCAAGTTTATAAACATCTACAACTGGCTGCTGAACACGTATTGGTGCCCAAGAAGGCGTATCACCTGGATTATTAAACACAGTTACATAACCAAAATTAGTAGTATTAGTTGGAATTCCGCCTGGCGACCCAATTAGCAATCTTCCGCTTGTATAATTAACACTAAAGGCAAACATATCACCAGATATTGTGTTACTATTATAAATTTGTTGTCCGAAAGCAAATTGCCCAGGATTATTAACATTACTTGGACTAGACGGGAAAAAATCATATGTATACGCTACACCGCCGTTGAGTATACTATTATAGTAAGTTGTACTATGTTCGTCAAAATAAGTTTCCCCAGCGTCAAATGTAGTTGGTTCATATATATTACCGTTTGGCGCTCCAACTATCAAATTAACTGCGCTAGTATCAATACTTAACGAAGAACCAAATTGAGCATACACGCTAGGAGCGGGACTTAGAATTTGTTGAGTGAGTACAAAAGTATTAAAACCTAATTGATTAAATACAGAATTAGTAACTCCTGGCAGAACTGTTATCATATTTCCAGGTGTTGCGGCTTTTGCATTTTGAACGCTAATTGTTAATCTTCCAGAAACTACAATTATTTTATAGTTATTAGTCGGAGCATATACAAAATATATTTGTTCTGAACTAGGATCGTACGAATAATCTACTCCGCTAACTTGTAATACATTATTAACATATACTTTAGTGGTATAAGAACTAGCACTTGAATATAGTGTACCTATGTAAAATATTTTAGTAGTACCATCTCCTGTGAAAGTTAAATCAGCCGTTGGTGTAGCTATTACGTTAGGTATTAGCGCATTGTTAATTGCTAACGCAAATCCTGAAATTGTATTATTTGGTGAATTAGGTACTGTTACTATTGTGTCATTAATTCTAATTGTTCCACCGGCAGTAAGCGTTGGATTAGCAATAGTAGATGTAGTTACACCATATACTCTAGATTGATTAACTTGATGATCAACAGATCCAGCTTGAGCCAAATATGTACTGTCAAAAGGAGCACCTATGTAAATGCTACAATTCAATGGGCAAACATCAACAGCAGTTCCATACATAGCTTCATAACTTGGTGTACTAGATATTAATTGTTCTATTTGTTGAAATTGGTTTGTTTCAATTTCAATAATATCACCGCTATTAAATGTAATATTTGTAAATGTTATATTACTTCCCAAAACGGTATACTGTCCATTTATAGATTGTGCGGTAGATAATAAAAATATATTGTTTACTAATACTGCCACAGGATTGGAAATAGTACCCGGTATTGTATAAACTAATTGTGTTGTATTTGAAACTATATATCTTATGACACTGCGGTCAAATACATAAGTTGTACCAGCTTGTGTTAACGAATTGACTTCGGCATTTGGTGCTCCCACTACAAGTTGTCTGCCATCTGTGGTAGTGCCAACACTAGCTCCAAAATTATCTCCGGAAATTGATTGTGCCGAAGTTATACTAGAAATATATTGCCAATACGTGTTAGATGTTACCTCAATTGTTGCCCCGGCACTAGGATTTGCTCCGGGATTAAAAGTTAAAGCAGTAGATCCTGTGCTAAAAGTGTAATCAAGATAAGGACGTAGTATTTGCCCATTAACAACTACAGAAAAACTATAAATGTTTGTAGCTGTATATAAAAAATTATTTAAATTAAATGAAGATGTGTTATTGATTCCAGATCCACTGCTTGTAAATGATGTAATTTGACCAGTGTTAGATACTGAAGTAACAGTAATTACTAAATTATTAGCAGGACTTGATCCACCTATTACATTTCCATTAATAGTTAATGTATTACCTATTGAATAAGAAATACCTCCAGAAGTTAGTGTAGCAAAATATACTCCTCGAGTATTATTAACTGTAAACGTTGCGCCTACACCAACCCCACTAGTTGAATTTTGTTGTAATCCAAAATAAATTTGTTGATCTAATTGTACCTGTTGTCTTTGACTAATTCGAATTTGCTGATTAACAGTCGGCGGTGTCCCAAAAATTACATTATTTTGACTGATAGTATAATCAACCCCATAAGTAGCAATAAAACTTCCCAACGTAACTACTAGTTGGTTAGGATGAATGTAGTTAATTTGTATGTTATCAGAATAAGAAAATTGTCGCGTTATTCCGTCAGCTATGTATGTAACAAACTGAGGTAAAACATCAATACGCTCATAAGCATACACAGTATTAATCACCGGAGCACTAATATACATCCAGTGTTCATCATTGCTTATTATTCCTGAAGTACCAAAATTTATAGCAGAAAAGTTTTGATCAGGTGGTACTAATATTTGTGTTTCAGTGTATAAACTAGTTGCTGAATCTCTATAAATTGTAAATGCGTATCCAACACCAGATAAACTTGCGCTTGCTCCGACTACTGCCCAATTTTTGTTACCAAAATTTACAAAATTACCGTATCCGTGTGTAGCTTGTGCGTTAGGACTAAATGCTGTACTGTAGACATAATCAGTTTTAGTGCCAGCAAAGTAAGCATAAACTCCGCCTACTCCAGCGGATAATCCTGGAATACCAACCAACGCTCCTAAATTATCCACTGTTTGAGTAATACTTGTGCCGTATTGAGCTTGAGCAGTTAACCCCGGAGTAATAACTGAATTTGTCACAAAAGGAGTTTGTTTTTGTAATGTTTCCCAATGCCCGTTTCCATCATTATCAACCCAAACAATATCTCCAGGTATTAAATTATTAACATAAGATAATCTAGAAATATCACTTGCCTGGCTTACACGTGCTTCAGCTAATTTAAACACAAGTCCTAATCCTGGCAAAGAAGTTAAATTACTATTTGTAAAGGCAAAAGAAAGTAAAATACTGGTAGTACTCGGTACTGCTATCACTCGGTAAACGCCATTTACTCCTGGATTAAAATATTTTACAATAATTAAATCAGCTACTGCTAAATTATGTATATTATTAAATTGAGCAATACTTGTGCCATTTAAATTATTTGTTAAAAGAGTCATTTGCGCTGGAACTTCAGCTACACGATAAACTCCCCAGTTATAACTATTAATTTTGGCTATCCAAATATATGTTCCGATACCAATGTTATCAATATCAACATCAATAGCAGTCGGATCTTCAATGCTAAAGACTGTAACATTAACATCATTTAAACAAACATACCCTGCCGTTGGTAACGAAGGAGCTAGACTGCTAGTTTCATATGTAGTTGGTAAAATATTAGGAGAAGTAATATTATAACTTTCTCTCCATAAATTGCTCAAGTATACAACTTGATTTGCTTGACTTGTTTGTCCAGGTACAATTACTTGTATTGTCGAAGGATTATAATTTAATAGTGCTTGATTTAATTGAATTTCAACATAGCTTTTATTAGCTTGTGCTCCGTAAGTCCCGGATAATATTCCCCAATTTTCATAAACATTATATTGCCCAGATTCTTTACCCAAATTAGCATTGCTAAAAATTTGTGCCGCACGAGTTGTCCCTTTAGTTCCGATAAATTGTTGATATAACTGTACTTGAGTCACGCCGTTAAGATTCATATCCGTCATGTATTGTCTAGGACGGAAACCAATCAAACCAAATGCAAATAAATCATTATCACTTGTTAAATTTGCTTGATATACATCATAAGCACTTACTAACTGATCAGCTTTGTTAGCTAAATTTGGCAATAGCCCCTGATCTATTAGTTGATAATCACTTTTAACCCAATCATTATAATTAAATTTTTCTTGAGGTTCACTTATGTCGATTGCTTGCCAATAAGTGTTTTTATACAAAACTATTATACCTTTAGTATATTTTGTATATGGTTGCCACTGCTTAATGTTATTTAAATTTAATATAAATCCTTGGGCGTTAAGTTGACCGTCCCATTGTGTTGTAGTTGATGCAATTAAACTTAGTCTTACTTGTCTTGCTGCCGTAATTGGATCATAAATTAAATCATTAAACTGACTTGTGTTATTTAAAACTACCATGTCTTCGTAATTGGTAAAGCGCAAGGTCAAATAATTAATTGTTTGGCCGTTTGTTGTAGTCACAGAAAAATTATTGCCATCTCGATAAACAACCATAGTGCGAACATCTAACACTTTATGATTTTGATCCAATAACATATTTTCCGGAGTAATGCTGGCAATAGTATCAACTATGCTAATTGGCTGACTTGCTGTGATTTTTGTCGCACAAGGATTTAGATTAATCATTGTGTTAGCTGACCAACCTTGTTCTGCAAAATACAAAAATTCTTGAGCCATTTGTGCCCAATTGAGAGTGTAACCGTTTTCTACATTATCAAAAGTTAAACCTTGATTTTCTAACCAGGCGCCGTAACTTAATAAAAAGTCACATACACTAGTAGTATTAGTAAAGGTATACCCGTACGGGATTTGTGTAGTCCTTGTAGTATGTTGAGTTGGTACATTTACTGTTAAGTTTCCTGCCGTGATAGTTTGATAAACCCCCGAAGGATTGCTTACCAATGTTTCAAAATAAGGTTGTACATTACTGTATCCAAATACAGAATATCCTACACTGCCATTGGATAAAACTGTTACAGTAACTATTACTGAACTATAGGTAATTTCATTAAAAGGCTGATTTTTATAAAATAACAAATCATAACTTGTAGGAGGTATCAACAAACTATTATTAGTAGAGTTTGGCCCTGCTCGTTCGGTAAACAACTGTAGATATACTGGATCAGAAAAAGAAGCCATTCTATAACATAAACGTACATCAAGATTAGCTAAATCTTCTGTTAATGTTGTAGTGCTGTTTACACCTAACTGACTATAATAATCAACAATCCAGTTTATGTAACTCGCTTTACTTACACCATTACCATAAACTTGAACCCCGCTGGCATTTAATCTATAACGACCATTATAAAGATATTGCCCTAAGATTGTATTATATCGATATAAATCTCTATCAGCAAATAATGAGAAAAATTGAGCCGGTTTAGTAAGAGCCAATAAACGCATTATAGCAAATGGATATGATGAAGAATTCCACCATGATGCTTGCACTGGACCTCCGTCACCAGCTACCCAAGATTTTTGAAAAGATAAAGGATCATTAAAACCTACCAATGATTCAAGTGGCGGCAATAATTCTCCTTCGGTTCCAACTGGTATAATTCCACTCAAACCTGGTCGAGCATATTCAGGTAAAATGTATGGTGCCACTGGATCAGCTACGAGGCCGGCTTCCATGTCATCCCATAATACTGTATTACCTGAAGTATAAGGTGCCGGTCCGTATCTGCCTGTCCACCAAGAAGGTTCTTCCGAAAACCCTATCATTTCCCAAGGGGTTGACTGAGGAGTTTCAGTGTCGTAAAAATAACGATATAAGCCTCTCCAATTTCCTTGATATAATTGCTTGCCGTTAATACGATTTGCCGACTGACTATAATTATATGTAAAAGGATTACTCTCGACATAATTTTGTTGTGTATAATCTATTTTATTTTGTCCTACCCAAGATAAAAAATCTTCGCTGAGAATTTGATTTATTTCAGCGTAGGTGTAAGGTGTATTACGAAAAAAGCCAGGTAGTAAAGCAGTTGTTTGTGCTGGATAAAAATTAGGATCAATTTCATCTGTAGTTAACGGAATAGGATTATCATCAACTTTAATATTATCATAAATTCGTTTTTCAAATTCCAGTAGTACCTGATCTCTAATATCGCCAAAAGCAATAGTAATACTACCATCATGACCTTGAATTACTGTAGTTGGCTCTGAATATGTATTATCAACATAAATTTCAGGTGTGTATTTAGGGTAAAGGCCCATTTTACTCGGAGTGTTTGGACACCAACTGGCTATAGTTGTAGGATATTCATTAATAGTAACGACATCACCGACTTTTAACGGGATTAAAATTGTTAATTTAGGTGCTTCGGTAGATACAATATATTGTGATCCACGTAATATTAATATTCCATTAACATATACTAACAATCCAAGATAATTACTCGAGGTAAAATTATAAGTTTGTATTGTATTAAAAGTTGATGTAGTTATAGGATTAACTACTGTTGTGTTGGAAGTATAATTTGTCCCAACTGGCAGCATATCACTCCAGTAAAATGGATTAGAACTAGTAAGACTTTGTGTGATATTTTGTATCGCCGCATCAAGTATACTACTTACAGATTGATTTACACTTATGTTTAATTGTGTTACTGCGGTAAGTAATTTATTTTTATACTTAATATATTCTCTACTATTATAAGCGATAGATGAAAATATATCATAATTTGTAGAACGTAAAAAATATCCTGCAAGAGTTAACGGTGATGATTGCTGTAATATTTGTTGTCCATAAGGAACAATATTACCTAAATCACGTGTATTATTTGGACCGTTAATTGTTCCTTGAAATTCTAATAAATTTTCGCAAATTGTAGCATAGTGTTGACGAATCGTCCCTAAGGTAAATTGACTGCTGTTACCATTGAAAGGATTATTTTCCAAATTAATAGGAACTTGATAAAATCCTATATTACTTACTTGCGAACTATACACTAGTACTTCAATGATATCGCCTGTATTATATCCACTGCCAGTTAAAGTAATTACAGTTGTATTTGTATTAGTATTCACTGATAAAGTATACGATGAAGGCAACTGATACACATTATTAATAAAAATTTGTACGGCAGGAACATCTAAATTTGTTTCTGCCAATACATCAAGTTGCAAAGGAATTCCCGCATAACTAAACTGAAATTGTTGTCTCGGTAATGATGGTATTGCCGCTGTTTGCCATCCCAATTCTGTATTGTATAATAGTCTCGAAGAATACTGACGTACAAACCCATCACTAACCTTAACTGTAATTCCAGCATTCGTAGGAGTATAAACAAAAGTATCTGTATATAAATTATTATCAAATAGTATATCACCAATATTATTAAGACTAAAAAATGCTAACGGAATTCCCAACACGGGATCCACCGCATTATCAATATTTTCAGAATAACTTAATAATTTACATCCAGTAAAATTAGTGCTAGGATAATATGTTGTGTCCCCAAAACTATTACCGTTTGTGTCAAAAACATCAAAAAGAGGCGGTTGATTTACTGAAGTTTTTTGTTGTGATGATACCCAATAAGATCCGTCAAAGTAAAAACTTTGTCCTTTTTGTGTCAATCCGTCTAAACATACTGTAACTTGATTTTTTTGAATAGGGCTATAATCGGTAGATACCAACTGAACCAAATCAATAACTGGGTTTGGATTTGAAGGGCTAGGTGAAATAAACGTGACAATGTATACTTGATTTCGAACATTTACGTCTGAATCTGCCGCAAATATTATTAAATCGCCTTGTTGTAATTCGTAACCATCTATACCATATCCTGTTTGTCCGTTAACATTTAACAAAGCATCTGTTTGTGAAAAATCAATAACATTTACTGGTGGTATGCCTTCGGTACCGTAATTAATTAATTTAGTGCCTGCTCTAAATTCAAGAATAGGTCGATTTGCTCTTTGTAAATTGGTATACGTAGGAGTTGTGTTATTATACGCCGATGTAGCAGAAATTACATCTGTATGAAACCATCGATTACTTCTGGACCAGGGATTTAAATCAATGCTGGCTTGATTAATTGTTATATAATCAGGTTTAATTGGTTGATTTCCGTAAGATGTTACTACACCTCCACTTATATAAGTTCCAGAAGTTGTACTATAAAAAATTACTTCTGTTGTAGTCGAAGAAATAACATTAAAAATACCGTTATAGTTCCCAGCTGATGAAGAAACCCCAGATACTACAATTAATTGTCCGGCAACAAAAGGAGCTACTGACTGTGCTGCAAAAGTTAAAGTTACTTGTGATCCGTTACCACTTATTCCGGTTACAGGAATATTGTTTATTCCAACCGCATACGATTCAGGAACAATAAAATTAGTTACAGGCAATAAAACTATGCTAGATCCAACCCCTTGAATGTAATAAGAATTTCCCTGGTACGAAGAGGGAGTTACACTACCCTGAAAAATAACTTTAAGTCCATTGGTGAAAGTAACACCATTTGGACTAGTGTAATTAACTTTGCCTATAATATCAGTGTCTACATTTATTGTGGCATTACTAACAGGATCAATTAAATTAATTGTTCCAAATATAGTTGGATCTTCACTATCTTGATAAAACAAATAATTTTGTGCAGCAGTTAGTAAGGGTATTTGCTGGAAAAATCCTTGAGAATTTTTATACCATTGAGTGTTAATATATTGTGTTCCAAAACTAATACTAAATTGTGTAAGATTGTCAACAGATTGAATAGATGTCAATTGAATAAATTGTGCTCCGCTAGAATCTGTGACATAATTTGCTCTCCATATACTAAATTGAATAGTAGGATCTGTTATTGGAATAGCTTGATCAAAACCTGTGCTATCATAACTACCAGTACTACCATTTACTGGCACATTTGGTGAGTACGGTGATTGATTATACCATCCGCCTGGATCAACGTCCGAAGTTTGAGTAACAAAAACTATAGTTCTATTATTTAAATTAGTAATACCGTCAATACCAGTAGGATAATTATCTAAAAATTGTTGTGGAGTGACTCCATTAATTTTATCAAATTGATAATTTGATCCTGCTATTAAATCTACTTTTCCTATATTTGGCAATGTATAATAAAAATTTTGTGCAGTACTTAACGGAACGTTGAAAGTTACTGTGCCTAAATCTATTCCGTTATTACTAACTCCCAACACATTTCTGCTTGATATATTACGAGACCAAGATACTTCGCCGTTAACTCCTGGCTGGCTTTGAATCCAAAAGTTGGGACCTGATCCTGGTATAGCATCAATAACATTTAATTGACCACGAAGATTAAATTCCAAATCATTACAATAATATAAAACATCAGGAGCATCTTGCGGCACTGTAAAAGTTACTAGCCCGGCAGTGGCCCCATTATTTGTCACTCCTTCACTCCATATATTTGTAGTACCAAAAGATAATTCTGTTTTGATATAAAATGCTAACGGAATCGTTTGTACTAAATTCCATGTATATGTGTTACCTCGAACTAATGTTAATGTAGGATTTGGCTGCTGATCAATTGCCCAAGAACTTGTTCCGTTATTTGTAACTCTGTAATCAATAGCATTACTTGTATTTTGTGCTATATTAAATTGATAAACACCGTTACGTACAAGGGTAAGTGCTGGATTAGTACCTTTATATCCGCTAAAAGTATAAGCGCCATTCGCTCGTGTAACTGTAAAAGTTTGAGTTGTGGGAACCGTAGTTGCCGATACGGTAACAGCTTCAGGTCCATTTGGCAGCCAATAATATTGAGCATAGTTATTAAATTTGTCAAAATCAACAAATGGATCCCAAGAATAATATTCACTTTCAAATAATCTATCAGCTTGATCTGTTATACCGCCTTGTACTGTTAACGCATCAATTATGCCTGGGTAAGTAATAACATCGTCAATATTTAAAGTAGTTGGGTTAAGAGAAACTACACCAGGCTCAAGTTGATAATTATTACGACTAGGTGTAGGTTCAATAACGTAATTGTCATTCGGATTAACGCCTGGGCCAACTTTTTGCCCTATAAAACCCTGTGTCTGTTTATACTGTGGTTCTTGTACTAGCTGATCAAGAGTTGCTGATAAAAATTGTTTGTTAACCGGAGTTTGAAATATTTCCGGCAAAAAATTAACGGTACGAATTTGAGCTGCCATTAGATTACTCCGCTGCCTGGGGCAGTTTGTAGGTTGTTACTAGTCAACGAATTAATAATTTCTATGTCATTTATTGTTGCGCCATTTACAAAAATTTGATATGGAGCACATTGAATTTCATATAGATCACCAAAAGATTTCTGAGGGTTAAGTGGAACTAAAACTACTGAGGCTATATATGTTCCTATTTGAGAATGAATATATGCTGACAACTCTGAAAAATAAAATGTATCTCCAAAATTCCAATTAGCTATATTAAAATAAGCATTTAATGTACCTAATACAAGATTTTGTATTTGATTATTACTAGCATTAGTATTTGCAGCAGGTATAACTTTAATTGTAGCTCTCAATGCTTCCGGTGCTTTACTTCCGAATAAAGGTAAAAACTGAACGCTATTAAGAATCATATTATCACTAATCATTTTGTAATTTTGTAATCCGGCATAAGCTGTTGTCAAATCATCAATAGTTGGAGGTGTTGGTTCAGACACTGTACCTGTTGTATCTTGAATCCAACGTTGGTAAGCAGTATAATATTCCAAAGTAACTACATACAAATCAATAATATTTGTACTACCAGGATCAATTAAATTATTCAAAGAACTATTATGTCTATATTGAAAATATAAATCTTGTCTTCCAACTTGTGCTATCCAGCCAGAGGTTACTGATAAAACTCTAGTTCCGATCAATGTTAACGATAATGTGTAAAAAACAGATTCTTGATAAGCATAAAATATTTGTCCAGTAACATAAGATTCTTTTACTAATTCAATTGCCGATAGTGTTGGATAATCACTATTTACAACTCCTGACGGTTGTAATAAGTAACGTTCTAAATTATCAAAATCAACAGTCTGTTGGAAAAATACATATGGTTGATTTTGTGCTGTACTAGCAGGAGACACTCCAACTATTTCGGTAAAAAAATCTGGATCATTTGGTATACCATCATTGTTATAGTCTTGATATCCAACTAATACTTGATAGTCATCAACTAACCCATCAGTCAAAACCGGTTGACCAATAATTTTAAGTTGTGTATCATCTAATAATGGTAAGTTAGTAAAAGGTTGACTATTTGTTTTTAATATTTTTATAAAGTCACTAATTACTGATCCAGTACGACTATCATAAATTTTTTGATCAGTGTCAAAAAAGAAACGCACTTCTATTACACTGCCAAAATAATAATCAAGACTTCTAGTAACAACTGTATATTTTGATCCATCAAATGTACATTGTATTAGCCAACTAGCATCTAAATTAGATCCAGATGTATTGCCAGCATATCCTTGACTCCATGTAGCTCCGACGTTAAGATTGGCAGCTGTAATAACATACCAAGAGTATGGGGTTCCAGTAATATTTCCGGTGCTGTCATAACCTAATCCAAAATTAAAATTTATTAATATTTGATTAACTATCGATTGTTTGACTGTATTACTAAATGTAGATACAAATAAAGGAATAACTGTGACAGCAATTGCGCCAGTAGGAACATATGTATTCAATACAACTGGGCCGGTGCCGTCAGTTAAATTACCAATGCCGTTATTGGTTCCGTTACCAATAATAGCCATAGGACTAGCCCAAATCACTAAATGATCAGAAGATCCAGTTGGAGTTCCTGGCTGGAGTTCATTATTAATATCAAAATAATAACCTGTTGGCGGAATAAATTTAATTAATGAACCTTCAACAATAAATTTAGCATTATTACTGGCAGTTGATCCAATAACAACTGGCGAACCTGTACTATTTGTAAAATATCCTGTAGTTTCATTGACAATAGTTGTGCTTTCGTGCCATGAATAGTTTAATGCTGTTAAGTCTGGTCTTGGAAAATTAGCGTAATAGAATTGTTTCAATGTAGCTTGTATCAATATAGGAGTCAAGTCATTTAAAATAACATTATTGATATCATTAGTAGTTTGCCAAGTAAAGGTAAAAGCCGGGGTCGTGTTTGTATACCACAAGGCACCATCATCACCAAATACGTTTGTAGAAGAATATTTTCCTGTCGGATCAACTAAATCAAGATAACGACTAGTTCCTATAGAACTACGGTTCAAAGCAGAGCTTTTAATAATAGAATTGTATGTTGTAAACGGAAAATTAGTATAATCTTCTCCATTTACCATACGATTTTGTGTGTAATAACGAGCTGGGGCACGTTCTTTTATCTGATCAATTGTTTCTCTCGGGGCGGCATTTGTTACTGGAGTAGTTAGCCCGCATGTAAATGTTATTGTTTCAATAGTACCAGTACGACTAACGTAAGATATAGGAATTTGTACTGATTGCATAGATTCAGGATTAATAATATATTGCAATCCGTTAGAAGCACGTACATAAGTTCTAAATTGTCCGACTGGTATTGATGAAAATACATTATCGCCAAATACCAATGTAATTTGATCGTTTGTTCGACTTGCTACAGAAAATACAGTTCGTATATTAGGCGTCATTTGCTCAACTGCGGCAGCATAAACCGAAGGCACTGCCTGCCAGTAAGTTTGTACATTTCCTAAATTATCAAGTTGATACAACCATACATCAGTATTGTTAATGCCTTCAATATTAATATCAACTGTACGATTAGCAATACTTTCAACTAGATTAAAATCTTGATTTTGTAATACACCTTGCTTAAAATAGAAAAAATATCCAGTATTAGCACTAGCGTATCCTAGTTGATCATTTCTAAATAAAATATTAAATTGTCCATTTGGGCGTGGGGGAGGTTCAAAAATATAAGTTTCCCCTAAGGATGTAGCATTTACTACTTCAAATGGCATGTTAACTCCGTCTATTGTCGAAGTATACGGCACCACTGGAATATACCCAGGAACTAAATTAATAGTATACTCTTGTGTGTCAATTCCGCCAATAATTTGATCATTACCTGGATTTCCAACACGCTGTGTGTCAACTAAACTAGCATTAATTATAGCAGTAAATTGCTCTTGCCAATCAAAATTACTGGGATCTGCCCAATTAACAGTTACATTAGCAAGATTAGTTCCATTATAATCTGTTACATTCTCTGTTGTAGACACAGAAAATACTTTAAGATATCCGTTTGCTTCAGTATTACGTTGTGCTGTATAGGAAACTAAATTTGCTAATTTAATAACGCTATCACGACGCTCGGCAGTATCAATGTAATTTTCTCGAGTATTTAAATCAGTTCTAAATGCTAATGCTTGCCCCATGAAAGCAATAACATCAAGCAAAGCAATGAACTCTGATGATTCAATATAATCATTAAATGTTTCCGGATAGTATTGTTGTAAATAATCTACGAAACTTTTACGTAAAGTTTCAAAATCATAGCTTTGAAAGTCTCCTTCGCTATAAGTTTGATAGATTCTTTTCCAATCTTCAACTCCAAAAAGTACAGTTTGTCTTGTGGTTGTAGCCATTTTTATTCCAGTGTTATATTATTTATACCTAAAATAAACTGGGTAGTTTAACTACACATAACTGGCACTACGTTGTGTTTGATTAAAAAATATTGATAAGATTTGTGCGTCAGTAGTGGCAACGGTTTTTAATTGTAATTCTATTAATATACCATTTTGTTGTGGAAACATATTGATACCATCAAGATAAATTCTAGGGTCTCCACCAATCACTCTTTGTACTTCTCTATATATTGCTGATTGCGTTTCTGGTGTTTGATTTTCAAACAAATAATCCCAAAGCAATGTACCATAACCCGGCCTACCAACTAATTCACCCTGTCTAATATTGAAGGCGTTTAACAAATCTTGTTTTATTAGCGGATAATCAACAAGAGTGAACTGTTTGTTTTGATTAATTGTATTAAATCCAATAAAAGTTGCCATATAATATATTTATTTTATTAAAATTTAATTTTAGCAGTAATTGATGCCAAATTTTGTGATAAAATACCTTGGGCTTTGCCTATGTCGGCCGAAATACCTAATCCTTTTGCCGATGGCAGTTCAAATACAGGAGGGGAAATTAAATTACTTCCAATTACACGATTAACAGAAGCATCTACTGTGCTACGATTAACGGTATTATTAAATCCCGGAGATGGTTGAATACCTGATACTAGCCCGCTTAATATAAAATCACTAAAGTTAACTCCAAATTGTACAGATTTTGCTAAAGAATTTAATTGTGATAGCGCCGGGCCAGCAAGAGCACTTAATACACTTGCTGGTCTTAACGTTTGAATACCTGCTCCGGCCAACCCACCTGAACTTAAACCAGTATTCAATCCTCCAGAATTTAAATTATTAATATTGCTAAGTGCTTCACTGCCAACTGCATTAACTAAATTATTATTAGTAGCAACTGATAACAATGAAGATCCTTGTGCCCATGCTACTGTTAACGAAACACCGTACTTACTACTATTGGCCACTAACGCACCAATGTCTCCGTTCAATGAAGAAGTGACGGAAGCAGTTATTCCTGATGTAGTCCCGCCCGAAGCTCCGCTAGCTAAACCTGATTGTTGTAAAGCTGATCCACTATTATTTGTCTTAAATCCAACCGCCCCAGTAGATAAACTAGATAAACCAGCATTATATGTAGCAGTAGCATCATTTCCAAGATTACTTATTGCTGACGGCGTTACTCCTACTGGAGTTGTTAAAGAATCATTAGTTATTTTATTAACATTTGCTGAACTGTTTAATAAAATCAATGCCGATACATCTGATAATGTACCAGATGATGTATAAATTTTTCCAGTAGAAATACTAGGTTTTGAAATTGTTGCCGGCGGCGGCACTATAACTCCTGTAGACACTAATGAATTATAGCTTTGATTCATTAGTTTTTCTTGTATTTTATTTTGTAAGGAAGGATTTTTTAAAATATCATTAACACTATATACACCATTGAGTCCAGTCCATGGGGCTGGTGATATTAAAATACATGTAAAGGAATCTATGTTAGCCTGTGTACTAGGATTTAGAACTGAATACATTTGACTAAAACCTGGTTTAATATAGCCTGCTTGTTCTAATTGTTGTAGATTGAATCCATACTTACCAACACCATTTTTTTGAGTAAAAACACTAGCATCTTGATTTACAATTGATGCTATTTGCGCCATAATTGATTGCATTTGTTGGGCCGAAAGCTGCCCAGCTCCAGATGTATTTGAAACTTTTGAATTTCTACTGTTGTTAAAATTTCCGTTGTTAAGAGGAGCAGTATTTCTAGCATTTGGACCTATACCAATGGCCGAAGGGCCAAGACTATAAACACCTTGTACCGGATCTGAATTAACTTGTATATAATTTGCTTGATTAATAGCATTGGAAACTGGTACATTAGTTAATACTGGCAATGGTGCTACTATTGGCAATCCGGATATAACTGCCAATAGTGTTTTATCATCAACTCCCGCTGTGCCTCTTTGTAATCGGCTAAGGCCAAAATTAGTTAATGCTTCGACCGGATGTGTTAATGTATCTCCAGGTTGATATCCTACAAATGTTCCGGCGGCAACTTGAGAGTAGAAAATTTTGTCAGCTTCTACTTGTGTTGTGCCGTCAGGAGCAGTTAATGTAAAGGAAGCGCCGGAAGGAAGAGTGTAATTAAAAATGCTCATGCTGTTTTAGTAATACTTACCCCTTGTGGTATTGTCGGAGCACCTGGAGGAGTTGAATTTGTCCCATCTGATAATGTAACATCAACTTGTACACCTTGATTATGATATGGCCATGGTTCGTGCGTAGGTGCCCTAGTTACAACACTAGTCAATGAATCTGGTGTTACTGCCCATCCAGTACTTGTATCAAATGCAGCATCTGGCATGGTATATTCTGTTAACCCCGACGGTACATCAACTGAGGAGCCACCACCTCCATTAAGATTTATGGTTGCGCCGTCTATATCTAAATCACCAGATGAATTCCAAGCACCATTACCATTATTAATAATAGTTAAATCTCCATTACTTCTAACACCTATTGTAGATTCACTAAACAAAGTTAATACATCTTTATTGGCGCAAGTAAATGTGCCGTTACTTTCCATAGTGGTAGATATACCACTTTTCATATTAATGTTTCCGCCAGCCCATACATTGAAATCATTGTCAGCATGTAAATTTATATCACCTTCAGTCCGTAAATTAATAGAATTTGTAGTGTATACATCTAACGTTCCCTCTTGGCCAAATTCTAACCATGCTTGGCCGTTAGCATGAACAATATAAAAACAATTGCCATCATCACTCATAGTAATTTGATGACCTTTGGCGGTACGAATACGAACCATGCTATTCACGCCACTAACATCTCCATCGTCTAAAACAAATGAATGTCCGCCTCGACGACCAACTACATTAACCGCATCTGGTGGAACTGATCCTGAAGATACTTGTTGTTGGATAGTAGCATCAGACAATCCGCCTTGATATATTGGTCGACCAGGTGTACTTAATCCGAAAGTAGTAGAAGGACTTTCTCGTTGGCTCGACGATGTAATTGGTCCGCGTATCGGATCATTTATCAATCCCTGCTGAAATAAAACACTGGCTAGATAACTATGAACTGGTTTTTCTTGATTAAAGAATTGAGAGTTTTCGTTAATAGCAGTATTTTGTGGAGCATTATTAATTTCACTAACTGGCAGTTGTGGACTTTTAGCAAAATATGTAGACTGATTTTCGTTTTGTGGGGCGGCATTGGCAGTTGCTCCAATAGCCGGGGTCATATGGTTAATACCTTGATTTGGTATACAACCAACGTAATACCCTTGATTTGGGTCTCCGGCCACAAAAAAGCATAAAACAGAAACTCCTATATCAGGAGGACTAAATGACATGCCGTAACTTTGTTGGTTATTTGTTGATCCATAAGATCCAACTCCAGCAGAAGTACTAGTTTTTGGTGTAGCACCGCCGAACGGTGGACAATAACTTACGGTGCGCCAAAGTGTTTTATTTGTTTTATCTGGTCCAGAAAATTGTTCAATGTAAACTTGAACACGCCCGCTGCGGGTAGGATCAACATTATTCATTATTTCGCCGCTAAACGGTCCGAAATCAGTGGGCATTCCCCCACGATCAAATTTATAATTTGGTGCTCTGCCAGTATTGCGTTCTACATTTAATCCCATTATTCGTCCTTAGGTGCCATTGTTTGTGTTTGTGTATTTAAAGTATTACCAAACCGTGAGTTACTTATAGATCCAGGAGCAGGAAGAGACGCATTTCCAATAACATTATTATTAGATGTCGGGGGTAAGGCAGGAGTTGAAGGTTGTACTGATGGCTTGCCTATAACTGATGTGCCAGTAGAAGTCGAAGATGGCACATTAGCGGGAGTTTGTGGCCATTGACTACTATTTTGATTAGTTCTACTAATAAGATTAGGATCAGATACATCATTAGTTTGCAATGACGGAGTACGATTGTTTGGAAGATCTAATCTGCGCGGATCTGTTGCCGCAAAATCTGGAGAACTTTGTCCGCCATTAGCATTTGTATCGTTACTATTCGGAAGGTCTACTCTACGCGGATCTGTTGCCGCAAAATCTGGAGAACTTTGTCCGCCACCTGTCCCTGTGCCTGTAGCATTATCAATTTGTTGCTGATTAAGATTAGTTAACAAACAACCAGTTAATTCTTGCTCAAATATTCCTCTTCTAAAAGTACTTTTAATTCCCATAGCAACATACGCTGCACTGGCTGCTGGTTGTGTTGCCAGTAAATTATTGTTATTACCATTAGTTCCTTCAGCATTAACATCTACTAAACCTGTATCAAGATTATAATCAGCTGGAGCATTCCAATTGACTACAAATACAGCCTGTTGGGCATCTGTATTAATAGTTCCGTCTGGATAAAATCCTTGAAAGTTAAAATTAGGAGCATTAATACCTACAATTTCTCCTTGTTGTATCCATGCTGGATCTCCAATAATTTTTAAACTGATATTTTGTTGATCCGTAAAATTGTATAAAAAATCTGCGGCTGTACT